GCCGCCATTGCCAACAGCCGTGATCACGCTGTTGCCGCCGGAAGAGGCAGAAGCCATCATGATCCGGTCAAAAGCCTTCGCTGGTGTGAACACAATTTGCCCAGTACTGGCCGTCATCTGGAAGGTCGGGCCGCCCCAGAGTTGAACAACCAGCGACTCAGCTGTGTTTGTGAACGCTACACGGGTGTCGAAGGCGGGTAAGGCCGCTGCTGCTTTGTTCCCACCGCCGACGATGTAGTCAGCATTGGCATTCATGCCATTGGCATTCAGCAGTGAAGCCAATATCATTGGCCAAGACTTACTGCGATTGTTGCCGATGTACAGAGAAGCGTTGATTGAGCCTGCGCCGGCTTCTGTGGACATGCCGAAGATGCCCAAACGAGAGCGCGCGTACCCAGCTCGAGCGTCCGCAAGCATTCTTCGAAGGGTTGTGGTGTTGGTGGGCTTGAAGTTGTTCAAGAGAGCTGGGGCTGCGTAGAGGGCGCCGGATGCGGCCAAAGCGACCGCCGAGGGGGATTGCGCGTCCATCCCGCCTGTAGCTGGATTGTAGGTGACAGGCTGAGAATTGCTGGGAGTGGTGTAGCTCATGATTGTACCTTTGCGAATTCAGCGACAACGGAAAAGGAAAGGATCCTGCCAGCACTCCAACCCTCTGTCGAGAGGAGAACCTTGCCTGTGGAGCCGGCCCCTGAGTTGTCTGGGATGCCCTCAAAGTGGCGGAAGCATTGCTTGCCGCGGCCCGTGAGTTCCTCCAAGCGCACTGGGGCAGTTGCGTCCCAAGCGAGGCGCACCTCCAGGCCATCCTCCACGATGTAGTGCAGCGTGTAGAGGCGGAAGTGCTTGGCTTTGACTTGGTTCTGGCTGTCCATGTAGCCGAGCAGGGCGGGATCGACCAGCGTCATGCTCGCTTGATCAGAGGTGTCGAGGATGCCCTCGACCTTCACCGTCACATTGCGGGGGCCGTCGAGGATGGTCTGGATGTTGACAGAGTTTGCCATAACGGCCCCTTCAATTAACGATGACGGGCTGCGACGATGAAGTCAGCAGTCAGGGTGCGGGCGACGCCAGTGCTGTTGGTGATGCCGAAGGATGGGCAGAGCAGCACGGAGGTCAGGGTGGGGTTGTAGAGGGCGGCAACACGACCACGGGAGTCGCCTGCGGAAGGGTTTTGCACGGTGAGACCACTGCCAGGGTTGAAGAACACCTCGACATTGCCAGTGGGGTCCACATGGAAGCCGAGTTCGAAGCGCGTAGCAGCCGTGAGGGCTTCAGCAGTGGGGAGGGCAACAGTGGTACTCACGCCGCCGACCACACTCACGAGACTCAAAGTAGCCGCGCCACTCGCTTTGTAGAGGTACACGCCGTCGGCAGCGCTCAGCGGCGTGGTGCTCGTCGCGATCAGACCACAGTGGAAAGCACAATTCGTGACCTCGGAGAGCTGGCCAGCGAACTTGAAGAACGTGTCGCGGCTGGAGGTGAGCTTGAATTGCGCATTGCGGCGCTGCATCAGCACGCTGTCACTCGCACCAGTGGTGGTCGTGAGGACAATCGCGCCGTTTTCGTAGTCTGTGCCGGCGACAGTCCCACTCCCCACGGTTCTGACGTAGTTGTCGAAGTCGTTTGAATAGACGAACGCCCAGGTGGGGTCAGGGAAGCCAGCACAACCGAGGGTGTCGTTCGCGTCGGCATTGGTCACGCCTTGCGGCATGCGAGTGGTAGCGGAATTGAAGGGCATGAAAAGCTCCAGTCAGATGCAGAAAAGGGGTTTCTTGCCCGAATTACAGTGGAGTAATCCGAGCAAAAAACCCCCAAAAACCGCTCAGGTCTTACGCTGCGTTCGATCCGTAAGCGCCGCGGGGGTTGGCCCACAGGAAGGTGTAGCGTTCGTACGCGCCGACCTTGAAATTGCGGGTGTCGCCGTCGTTGTCTTCCCAGATCTGGAGCTCTTCGCGCTCTTGCCAGATCATGCCATCTTGGCAGTTCGTGGTGATGAACCAGGGGCCGGCAGCGGTCAGGTAGGGGTTGCTGACAACGCCGCCCGACAGCAGGCCTTCCGTGTTGATCGGGTTGATGTCGTTGTTGTTGTTGCCCACAGCCTTCGGCGTCTTGATGATGCGGTCAGCGTTGAACTTGTTGTTGGGGTGAACGATCAACTTGTCGCCAGCCAACGGTTCGATGTAGCCGCGGTCGTCCTTGGCTTGCATCATCAGGATCAGCATGTCTTCAACAGCAGCTTGCGACAGCGCACTGTCCACCGTGAGCTTGTTGGCCCAGGTGCCGGCCGTGAAGTTCGGGTGTGCCGTGTTGAGCAGCGACACGCCATCGCCACCTTTGTAGGTGGAGTTGAAGGCGCGGTTGAAGATATTCGTCGCGTTGATGTTCTTGGTTTCAGCGAACGCGCGGCGGAGCTTCTCGGTGCGGCCCTTCGTCAGCTTGACGTAGAGGTTGTCGGCGAGTTCTTCATGGGTGGTGATGATGCCCAGACCGTAGGCCACGTTGGTGCCACGGGTGAGGAAACCCTGTTGCATCCCGTCGTAGCTGATGGGCTGGCCCTCAGGCTTCACCACGGCCAGACCCAGGCCCACACTTTGAACATAATCTTCGTAGTTCTTGGTGCTGCGTTCCTTGCGGAACATCATGGGAGCGTACTGGGGGGCCGACGCGGCAGCGCTATCCCACCAGGCTTTCACGCCCTCCCAAAGGCCCTTCGGGTACGAGGCGGTATTGATGATTCCAGGCATCTTGTGTCTCCTTCAGAGTGTGCGATGCAATTGATTAGACGCCGGCTGTCGAGCCGAAGAACTCATGCAGGTTGAAGCGAACCAGCCAGTTGGCGTGGACGCCGAAGGCATTGTTGGGCTTCTGCACCAGGCCCATAAGCCTCAGCGACAGCGTGTTGGTAGTGTTCACGCTGGCGGTGGAGAGCACGGTGGCGGAGTTCTGAGCGGGAGCTGTGGGGTTGGCCACAGTGTAGGTCGCGTTCTTGTTGCAGCTCGTGGCAGTCAGAGCGGCCAGGCCGTCGTCTTGCAGCTCGAACATCACATTGGGGTCATCCACCACCAGCACGTAGTAGTTCTTAGCCTTGGAGGCCGGGATGTTCTGCACCGTGAGGTCGAGCTGCGTGCCCACCAGCGAGGGGTCATTGGGGTTGGCGGCCAGGCAACCGACCACCACACCACGGCAGGCATCGGTGCCGTTCGTGATCTTGGTGACGGCTGGAATGCCATTGGCGTCGCCGTTGGCGGCACTCTTGACCGTGTCACCCACGTTGATCTGGTTGCCTTCGGTACTCAGCACGACGTACATGTTGCAAGCGCCGTTCCAGGCGCTGCCGTCAGCATAGCGAGAGGGGACGAACCCGCGAGGGCCCACTGTGTTTGCCATGTTTGGCTCCTTTAGTCAATGTCAGTGTTGGTGGAGACGTGGATGTTGTGCTGAGGGAGCTTCCGCATGCCTTCGCTTTTCGCATGCGCACCAGCACGGATTGCTCCGTCCCAGGCATCTGCTTGTGCGTAGCGTGCAGCCTCACGTTCAGCCCAAACCTCGTCCGGGCACTTCAGCAAATAGGCGCGAAGGGGACTGCCGTCAGCTTTGGTGCCGACGAAGCGGCTCACGCGAGCTGCAACGTCCTTGTCTTCAACGATATGGCTCTGCATGCGGACTTCGTCGGGGGTGACGAATTCGAAGCCTTCATACAGCAATTGCTCGACCTCAGCGTTCTCGTCGTTGGCCCAGTACAGGTGAAAGCCTGGGATTTCGCCGATCACGCTGAGCTTGAGGCGTGGCCCGCCGAAATTGGCAGGGCGTTCGCGTTTGGCCTCAGGGCGATCGGACTGGCGACGTGCAACGGGGGTGGTGGGTGTGGACATAGAGTGCTCGCTTTCGATTGTGGTGTCAAGGACAGGGAAGGGCTGCCGGGAGGCTTATGCGTTGCGTTCCCAATAGCTCTTGAGGAAGGCTTCTTTTGTCATCCAGCCTTCGCGGACATACTGCTGCATCAAGCGGCGGTCCTCCGCCGGGAGGTCGCGTTCGCCTTTGGCTGCACTGCTCGCAGCACCGCGGGAGGCATTGGAGCCTGCACCTTCAACAGCACCCGCATTGGGCTGAGAAGGGTTGGCAGTGCGGAAGGTTCGTGGAAACTCCTCGCGCATCTTCGCAGCGACCTTGTCGAGGAACTTCCGGCCGCGAGCGGTTTCCCCGGCGGCAATGAGCTGCTCACCGAGAGTGATGCTGTAGGTCCGCAGGCGTTCATTGTCACGGAACCAGGCATTGCCGTCTTCGATCCATTCTTGCAGGACGGGGTTCTGCATGGGGTCAGCGGCAGGGGCAGGAGCTACAGCTTCAGGGTTGTCCTTGAGGTCCTGCACATCGGCTGCAGCCTCAATGCGATCCTTCGCGAGCTTGCCTTGCTCTTCCTTCAGCAGGTCAATGCGGTCTTCGAGCTGCACAGCAATCTCGTGGTCACCATCAGCTTGGGCTTGCGATCGCTGCACGCGGAGTTGGGCGATAGCGGACTTGAGCTGGGTGTCTTTCGCATCCAGGCTCTCCTGATAGAACTTCGCGAGTTTCTTGAAGCCATCGCTCTGGCCGGCGAGCTTGGTCTTGAGGGCTTCGACTTCCCGCTGCAGGGTGGAGGCAAAGCGCTCCCCCCGCTCGATGAAGGTCTTGGCATCGACCCAGGTTTTGGGGTCGCCATCGAATTCGGCTTTTGGCTTCCAGCCTTTGCGTCGGGCCGTGGCTTCGGCGTCGAGCTGGCTCTGTGGGATCTCTTCGGCGGGGGGAGGGTCGTCAGCAGGGGGGTCGTCGGCCTCATCGAAAGGCAACGAGAGCTGACGTGCGTCCGCTTCAGCCTGCAGGGAGGCTTCGAGGGCTGCGAGGTCGGGGGCAGTGGCAGGGTTGCTGCTATTGGGGTTTGGCATGTATGGCTCCAGGATGGGTGAAAGGGAGTGGGTTTCTCCCCCAAATTACGGCGGAGTAATCCGCGCAAATAACGCGTCAATCGCCCGCCGCTTCAATCGGCGTGATGATGTCCAGGTCATTGATGAAGCGATAAACCTTGCCATCGACTTCGGAGGTGTGGAACTTCCCCGCGTACTGCCCGACAAGCACGCGGTCACCAACTTCACAGTAATCTGCGACCTTGTCGAGCCAGCAATCGTGGCCGATCTCGATAACCGTTGCTTGCACAGCGAGGTTTTGCTCTGCCTGTACGGTCTTGCTTTGCAGGATGATGCCGCTTTCGGTTGTCTTCTCAACTGCATCCGCGACAAGCAGCAGGCGGTGGCCCGTTGCGCGGAAGCCGCTGCGGTTTGCTGGGTTGTAGCCCTTGGTGGCGCGCCAACCGGCTTCACCTTTGCGGGGGGCTGCCACATTTATGAGTGGTGTCTGACTTCCCTCAGCGTTCTGTATGGGAGTGCTCCCGGAAACAAGCACACGAGAGTACACAAAGAAACCCTCAGGAATGGCTTTTTCCAACTTGGGGGCATGCCGCCAGTACACAGTCTGCCCTTCGTGGCCAGCTAGGTACTCTGCGATAGCCTGCTCCCAAGCATCCCAAGCAGCTTCTGCACTAGGAAAGGCTGTTACAACCTGACCTTCAAATTTCCTTCCTTGACTGCAGATAGTGTCAAATTGCTTTTGTGTAACGCAGTCGCCCAGTTGGAACTGCATAGAGCCTGTTGCCGTGGGAGCATTGACTTCACTGAAGCGGCCTGCAAGACCCTTCGGCAAGTAGGTTGTCTTCGTCACTGCATTCATTGCTCAATCCCTTCTGCTGCTTGCTGCAGCTCCTCGATCTTCTCGATCATGCTCCGCAGTGTTTGCGCAGCGCCAATTGCTTTCGCATTCGCTTGGGCAGTAGCATCACAGCTCTCGCTTGTGAAGCTCCCTCCTACCCAGAGCTCCTGCATTCGCGCTAGGTCTTCGCGCATTTGGGATTGCCAGAGCTTCGTCACCGGGTGGTGGCTCCACTCTTGCCATGCCCTATCACTAACAACTTGGGGGTGCGACATCGTGTGTCACCTCATGCTTGCTTGGGGTTGCTGGGTGCAGCAGCGGATTGCTGTTGCGCTTTCGCTTCGCTTTCGACGCTCTTCTGCAAGAGCTCCAGGGCGCGAAGCATGCCCTCTTGATGGTTTTTGCGGGCGCCAAGTTCCGCCTCGATGGCCGCAATCATATGCCCACTTTCCACTCCTTGGGCATCTGCTTTGTGCTTGACTGCCTTGGCTTCGAGCTCTGCAATCTTCGCCGCATTGAGTGCGGCGTTTTGCTGCAGTTCCACCAGCGCGATTTGCATTTCGTCGTTGTGCTCCTTTGCGGCCTGTTGGAGTTCGAGCATCTTGGGATTCGGCGGAGGCGCAATGGCGCGAGGGCCTTTGGGATCGGGGTAGAAGCGCTCGATGCTGTCGTAGTCGTGGCTTTCAAGCCAGTTGAGGGTGACTTCGTAGCGGTCGAAGCCGGGGGTACTCGCAGCCATCTGCACGAGCGCTGTGGCTTTGTCGCGGCGCTGTTGGCTGCTCACAGCCTCGGGGCTTGCAGCTGGCAGAATGCGGAAGGCATTCGCACGGTAGTCATCAGCAGCAAGGATGGCATTCGGGCCGTACACGAGTTCGCTGAAGCGGGGGGAAGTTTCCAGGAAGAGACGATTGAGTTCGTAGAACTTCCGAATCTCCTCCCGAAAGCCACGCCACATGCGGTTGTAGATGCCGCTGAAAAGCATCATGCCCTGCTCGACAGTGTTGCGGGAGGTTTCAGCAGGAGTGTTTTGACCAGGACTCACACCTGTCATCACATCCGTCGCGCCGCTGATCTTCTCGCTGTACTCGATGAGGAGGCCGAGTAGGGAGAACAGCACACCAGAAGGCTCGCGGACAGGAAGCGGGAACACACTCTTGCGAAGATCGTCGCCATTGGTGTCGACTGGCTTCCACTCAAAAGGGTCGAAGGTGTTGCGGCCGCTCTTGAGCTTCACACCGCGGCCGAGGAAGCCCCCGGCGGTCACACTCATGGTCCCTGCGTCGATGAGCTGGTTCACCAGTGTGTTCACGCTCTCATTCATCGGCCCCATCAGAGCACTCAGCCCCAAGCCATACAACCCGCCATCGGGGCTTGGTACAAACATGTAGCGGGTGAAGTATTGCTGAGGCTCAATGCGCACGATTGCGTTGTCGGCGCGGTGTTCGTAATCTGCGATCTTGCGCTCGATGGCGCTTTGCAGTCGCAAACTCTCTTGAGCGTCAGGTGCGGGTTGGCCTTGCGCTTTCGCTGCTGCTTCTGCCCCTGCCTGCTCGGCCTTGACCTTGGCCAGCTCATTCTCCAGCCCGATGATTGTCGGCGTGTGCTTGCGGAGGATGTCGCTCTCACCCAGGAAGCGTGGAACAATCCGCAGCAACTGCGCAGTATCGAGGCGCACGACACAGGTGTAGGGCTCTGCGTAGCCGTCGCCGTCGAGGTCGAGCCAATTGTATTGCTCCAGCAACTCGTAATGCGTGTCGCTGATGAGGGGGGATGGGGAATCCGCAGGGCGATGCAAGCCTTCGGTGGTGTCGGCGGCAGCCCGGAGTGTTGTGTTTTCCACTGTGCCCGGCTGCTCACTGCCTTCCTGCATCTCACAGTACAGCCCGCCCCGCACACGTTCGTGGATGTAGTTTGCATCCTTGCGCATGTAGTGCGTGGCGCGACCGGCTTTCGCAATGTCTTTGCAGAAGTAGTCCACGACGAAGTTCATCGCTGGGACGTACTCGGAAGTGTTTGTGCCGGTGAGTTTGTCGTAGTAGGTCTTTTTGAAGGCACTCCCCACAAGGGCGGCAGCGAATTTGCACTGCTCATCCTCGTCTAGCCACGTCGGGTAGTCTTCGGCGAGCTGCAAGGAGATGTGCTGCGACACGCGGGCGGCTTGCTTGGCCTTGCTGCCGTCAGGATCTCCACCAATGGGCTCGACCTTCGCCAAGCGTCGCCCCTTCGTCATGATGCTCATGCGGGCGAGGAACTGAAGCGCAGCAACCGTCAGCAGAGGGAACTTCACGTTGCTGCAATTCTCCCACGGGAAGGTCTTGCTCTCCGCGACTTGCAGTGCGAGCTTGATCCCCTTCTCATGCCGCTCTTCCCACTCACTGCGACTTGCGAGGTCGATGCGATAGCCTTCCACCACAGCCTTCCCAACGGCATCCTGCTCGTCGCTGGATAGCAATGTTGCAATGTTGGGGTTGCTGAGGATGCTCTCAAGCGTGAGCGTTGTGCGGATGAGGCTATTGCCCTGCGTTGTTGAGTTGTTCATTGCATTTGCGCTTGCGCGATTGGTTAATAGCCTGTGGTGCGAGAGCGGCCCTGGTCGTTACGACGGTCAGTGCGGCGGGAGTAGATCTCCTCATCGCTCATGAAGTCTTCGGCGTCAAGCAGTGGGAAGTCATCCACCCCGCGCGAGAGGATAGCAGAACTGTCGAATTGATCGTCAAGCACTGCATCGCTGTAACCTGTGAAGCGGAGGCATTCGGCTTCATAGCCTGGATACCACCCTGCACGTTTGTTGAAGCGGCAAGCTTTCGCCCGCATCCTCTTTTGCCAGCTTCGGCCCTTCGTCGCTTTGTCCTTGATCGGGGAAACCGCGATGCAGTTGAGGAAGACTCCGCGAGCGCGCATCTCCTGGAAGAGGATTGGCTCAATTGCCTTCCAGATCACGCCATCTTCCACAAAAAAGCAGTGCGGGTCGTGCGTGGCTTGAATCTCAAACATCGCCTCCATGATATCAGGAGTTTCCCAGCGACCGACATGCTGGTCGAGGAACTGGAGCATGTTGTCTGCAGTTTGTCCGCCCACGGTCATGGAAGTGCGATTGGCTTTGTCGCGCTTGCTGATCGCGAAGTCAACCCCCACAAAGCGCCGCATCTCGAGCTCGAAGTGTTCATCCGACATCTCCAGGAAGTCTTCCTTGCGGAGGTAGGCATCGGAGTTGTCGAAAGGGTCGTTGAGGTACTCTTGGCTGTAGCCACTGCTATCGAACTGCTCGATGTAGGCTTGGCGAATGCCGCGGAGAGCTTCTTCCGTGAACTGTTCTGGCCACAGGATCTCGCTGAAGTCATCGAAGCTCGCATGGGCGCGGTAGAAGAGGATCTGCCAATCCGCGGCCTTCCGCAGTCGCGCGAGGAGGGCATCCTCATGCAGGATAGTGCCGTGAATGCGGAGCTTGCCGCCACGACGCAGCGCGGGCTTCACTGCACGGAAAAACCAGCGACCGAACTTGTCGCGCCGCTCTTTGTTCTCGACCTGCTCATCGTCCTCAAGGTCATCGCACACGATGAGGCCTGGACGCTTCCCGCGCCACTTCCGCCCACGCATCTTCTGCCCACTGCCACGAGCGAGGATGCGGAACTGCTCGCCGTCGTGGAACTCCACAATGATTTCGGTTTTGCTGTTCGTGATGAAGCCCTTGATGCCAAAGTCTTGGATCAGCTCTTCATTCTCCACAAGCTCGCGGGTGATGTCGCCCAAGTGCTCGATGGCAAGTTCCTCATTCGTGCTGATGAGGATGATGTAGTCCTCAGCACGGAAGAGGGCAGTTGCGAGGACGTAGACGTGGGTGAGGGCAGTGCTCTTCGCATGGCCACGAGGTGCGACCGTGCCTGCTTGGATGATCTCGCTGCAGTAAAGCGCCCACGCATCCCGATGGAAGGTTGGGATGGGCTTGGCCTCATCGAAGCCTCGGGCGAGGTACGCCGTGCTGAAGCCTTCGAGGAGCTCCGCAGTGAGTTTAACCCCCATTGCGCGGGACCTCCACAGCCTGGACATCGACGATGTTTGCAGGGTTGGTAAGGCTGCGTTCGCGAGCAGCCGCCATCGCACGCATGATGCGGTCGGCAACAGCTTCTGCCCCCACGGCTTGCTGCGGCTCGGCCTTGGTTTCCACACGCACGACCTGCCCCATGCCGAGAGCTTTGATGCTGAGTTCAGCAGCCTTTGTCACGAGGAATTCGCTTGCCTCTTTGCTATCGAGTTTGTCTTGCAGCACAGCGAGGCTCTGCATGGCGAGGGCACGGAAGCGCTCTTCCATGTTACCGACGATTGCGGGGTCATGCAGAAGCTCCCGCGCACCACTTTCGGTGAGCATGGCCTGGAAGCTATCACTCGCGACCACGGAGGAGAGCCAGCCAGCCGTGCGGCCGAATGCACTCGCATACTCCTTGAAGGTCAGCCCCGGCCGCTCGACAAGCAGTGCGACGAGAGCTTGCGGTGTGTAGTGTTGTGAGGGGAGGGCAAGGGCCGTTGAAGAGCTTTCAGCCGTGTCTTTGGGTGTCCCCTTCCGAGCACCCTTGCCCTCGCGTTCGCTCTCCCGCTGCAACAGCTCCAGCACGCGATCGCTGAAGCCCTCCCCCGGTGTGCGGTCAGCGCGCTGCACCACGACCGCCCAGCGCGATTGTAGCGACGCCCAGGGCTTCAAGCGCATACGCTGCGCTCTCCTCCGCATCGAGCTTTTCCTTGATGATCGTGAGGCTCTGCACTGCCACGCCTTGTACGCGCTCGCGAATGCTATGCACGATCACGGGGTCCACCAGCGCTTGCTTCCGCTCAGCGAGTCGGGACTGGAAGCTGTCACTCGCGATAACGCGTGCCACCCACCCCGGCGAGAGGTCGAACACCGCGCCCAGCTCTTTCGTTGTAACAGTCGGCTCCTGCAGGATGAGGTCAATCATGGCCTCGTGGGTGTAGGAGAGCTTCTGCGGGCCGGGAGGGCGCTTGGCTGGTGCGATGGCGGATTGTGGCTGGCTTTCGGTTTGCATTTTGCTATGACTCCACGGGTGGGGTGGCTGCATTGTGCGCGTGGGCGGCTTTACGTCAACCCCCGCAGGCTCTCGCGGGTGGGAGCAGCTAGCGATTGCGCCAGTAATGTAAACGCGTAAGAGAATTTCGCAAAAAATTAAAATTTGCGCAAATTACTCCGGAGTAATCCGAGGAAGAAACTCTCCCTAGTAGCATCAGCCTCCGCCTGGGAAGAGGTAGCGTTGGGGCTCAGTGAGGGAGAGATTGGGAAATTTTGCAAAAAATCTGACGGGGTGCAATGCAACCACTTGACGCTCACAGTTTCCCCCTCCCCCACCCTCGCTTTTCGCCGCTCACCGTTGCCCGCTTGCCCTTTAACGCTCCCCGTTAGCTGCGCAATGTTAAACGGTTAGCGTGGTGCGGCTGCCGTCACGCGATAGCCGCTATGCGATGCGCGCACTCCGGCATGTGGGGGGTGCGGGAAGGGGCACGAGGGGGGGAGGAGGAGGGAGAGCACGGGTGCGAGGGCCAGGAGGGTGCATTGCATCCCCGGGGTTATCCACACCCATGCGCCCATGCGCCCATGCACCCATGCACCCACCCATGCGGGCACTCC